TATAGGGTTCCCATTCCCTAAATTTCCCCAAAAATCACACAAAAATCACATAATTCATTTGAACACTCATTCAATTGTTTTGCGATAAATAGATTAATTTTCACAAGCTAAACGGTATAGAACATTGGAAGCAACAGGTAGCGACCACGTAGCGCCACGTGAAAACAGGCAGAAACCAACTTAATCTGATCCAACGTGGTCTAGCAATCACACAATCTCACATAATCTTTCACAAAACTATCACATATAACACGGTTGATTGTGGTATTATATAAGTGCCTTAAGAAAGGTATAAGACATAAAGAAAGTAGAGGAAAAAAAGAGTATGTCAACATTTGAAAAGTACAAAGATGTGCTATTAAATGCCGGAGCAAATGATCTAACATGTTGTGTTATTGATTTGTTCCATACTGGCAAATGTCCGAATAGTCGCAAAGTCTGCAAACAAAAGGCTATTGAGTGGCTATTAGAAGAAGCCAAAGACTTAATTCCAGGTGATGTAGAAAAAGAATATTTGAGTGCAGTTATTATTCCTTTCAGAAAAATAATTGTGAGTGTCTCTAATCATAGACTTAATAACGATCTTGAATACATTGCAATATGTGTTAAATCGTTAAAAGAAGATGAATAAGAAAATATGTGTTTTCAAAGTTTTAAAATAGGATCCATGTATAAAGGTATGGAACTTGATAAGAAATACAGTTTAGAGGAGTTAGGTTTATGAGAAGAACTAGTGACAGAATTATTTGTGTATTCCGGTTTTCATTGTCAAGTAAGGAAGTCACCATTACAATTACGCGTGTTGAGAAGTGTTACAAATTAACGCGTGTAATTGATACAGGTGTATATGAGCAGTATTACGCAAGATTAGCGCAGGCATATAACGTCATGATCAAAATGATTGATGAATTGAGATAAAAAGGAGAAATGAAGATGGAAGTTAAAATGAATTATCTATTTGTATCAAAGTACAAGGGTGAAATTGTATTTAAATACAATTTTGAAAATGTGATTGACGCAGAAAGACACATTGCAGAACTGATCTATATTCAGGGATCGAAAGTAAAAAAGCTATTTAATAATGTTATTGAAGTTAAGTTTGATGCAGATTATTCAATGCTTATTATAAAGCAGAAAAGAGGTCAAGAATGCTAGCAGAAGAAATTAAATATATCTCTAATTTTATTGAAGAGATCAAAGGCGAAATGCTTGCAGGTAAATATAACTATAATACAGAGTTATACCTGCAATTGTTAAGATGTGAACGCTATTTAGCGCATGAGTTGAAAGAGTTGAAAGAAAGCAAGGTAAAAAATGAATGACTACGCAAATTATTATGAATTAGCTAACGCGGTCACAAGTAATTGTATAAGTGATTACACAAAAGAAATGTGTAAATACTATCATACAGGTAAATACAACGAGAAAGAAATTTATTATTGTGAGCGTTATCTGCTTGAAAGTGTAATAATGAAGTTGATGTATTCAGATGATGAAAGAATTAATATTCTAGAGAAATTGAAAGAAAGATGTAAACAGGGAAGTTATTACAGTTACACAAGAAAGCGTTGGAATTCATTCTAACGCTTATTTAGATAGAGAGGTATTATATGAAATTTTTCAATAGAATAAAACATTCATTCAAGGGATTCACCGAAAAGGTTAGAAGTGTATCAAAGGCGGTAACACAGGGAATTAAACAGGGTTTTGAAAAAATCAAAGGTGTATTCAAAAAAGAAAAGGAGGTACCTGTTGAACCAACAAAACCAAAGGAACCGCCACGCTTCAATTGGAAAGATATGATTGATAATCTGATAAGCGGTTTACAATCTGATTTTGCTTTATACTACAGAAAGGTAAATGGACAGTTTGACGTTGTAATGTACAACGTTGAAAGTTTAAAGTGGCAGTCATTGGATATATTAGATCAGATGGATAGCGCTACTGAACAACAGTTTAATGAAATTCAAAGCATTATTGAAGAAGTTGTGATCACAAAACCTAGCGAAATGTCGCAGGAAGTTATAGATCAGATGTTCGCAAATATCAATGCAGTACTGAAAGGTGGAACATATATCAATCAGACATTGGGGGAAGTAACTACAGACGGTACGCCGTTTGATGGAATGGATGGATAGCTATGAAAAAGGATAAACAAGACAAAACAATTAAATTAGCCTGTGATTTTGAAACAACTGTATATGACGGACAGGAACAGACGGAAGTATGGAGTAGTGCTTACGTTGAAATTGGAGACATTAGCGAACATGTGTATATAGATCATTCTATTACGGATACTTTTGAAAAGTTCACAGAATGGTGTGCGAATGGATACAGTATTATAGGTTATTATCATAATTTGAAATTTGATGGTTATTTTTGGGATGATTATCTTCTGCGAAAAGGATTTGTATATAATGAAGATCGTGAAAAGGAATTGAAAGAAAAAGAATTCCGTTGTGTTATCAGCGACATGGGGCAGTGGTATCGTTTAGAATTCGCTTGTGGCGGTAAGTCTGTAACACTTTTAGACAGTCTGAAATTAATACCGTATTCATTGGAAGTAGCCGGGCAGAGTTTTGGAACAAAGCATCAAAAACTAAAAATGAAATACAAAGGCAGACGTTTCGCAGGATGTTCCATATCTGAAAAAGAGAAAAGATACATTGAGAATGACGTGTTAGTTCTAAAAGAATGCCTGGAATTTATGTTCTCGCAGGGTTATGATAAACTTACAATAGCATCCTGCTGTCTTGCAGAATATAAAAAATTAACCGGTTATTATAGATATAAGGAATTATTTCCGGATTTGACAAAAATTGAGCTACTTCCGAATTTCGACTCAAAAAATGCAGATGAATATATCAGGCGGTCATATCATGGTGGATGGTGTTATGTTGTGCCGGAAAAAACGAACAGGGTTTATAAAGATGGTGTCACTGCTGATGTTAATTCACTGTATCCAAGTATGATGAGCGGTGAAAGCGGAAATGTATATCCGGTAGGAAAGCCAACATTCTGGAGTGGTAACTATATACCGGAGAAAGCAACAAGAAAAAGCCGTTATTACTTTGTTCGTGTCAAATGTTCATTTCGAATCAAAGACGGGTTCCTGCCGTTTATTCAAATCAAGGGGAATCCATTTTATAACAGTACTGAAATGCTTACGACAAGTGAGCTGACATTCAAGGGTATAAAGTATAAGGAAATATATGTTGAAGATAAGCTATTCACGGATGAGGTAACTCTGACATTTACGCAGACAGATTATAAGTTATTCCACGATCATTACAACGTATACAATGAGGAAATATTAGACGGGTGTTATTTTTGGAATGAAATCGGCATATTTGACAGCTATATAGATAAATACAGAAAGCTTAAAATCAAGGCGCAGGAAGAGGGTAACAAACCAATGAAAGCAATCAGCAAATTATTCCTCAATTCGCTTTATGGAAAAATGAGTGCATCAGATGATTCAAGCCATCAGATACCATTTTTAGATCGTGAAAGCGACATTGTAAAGTTTATTATTAAAAGGGAACACAACAAGAAGGCAGGTTATATTGCAGTGGGGAGTGCGATCACAAGTTACGCAAGAAACTTTACAATCAGAAGTGCCCAGGGAAATTATTATGGCTCAAATTCAAAATATGGATTTATATATGCGGATACTGATTCTATTCACTGCTCATTGAAGCCGTTGCAGAAAAATCTGAACGGCATCAAGGTACATCCATCAAAGTTCTGTTGTTGGAAGTTAGAGTCAAATTGGGACAAGGGTATTTTTATCCGGCAGAAAACATATATCGAACACGTTACACATGAAGATGGTGTACCTGTTGAGCAGTTGAAAAACAAAGACGGAAGCCCAAAGAAACCATACAATAATATCAAATGCGCCGGAATGCCGCAGACCTGCAAGAATAAATTAGATGAAATGATGGAAAACGGTGAAATGAATATCACAGATTTCAAGCGAGGGTTGACAGTTGACGGTAAATTGATGCCTAAACGAATTCATGGTGGTATGATCCTGATTGATACAACATACGAATTAAGATAAATAAAATGCAGATAGTAATATCTGCATTTTTCATATCCGAATTAAGCGTAAATGTAAAGCGTGTGGCTACACGATTCACTAACGGCGCAATTCAATGCGTGCCTTTCCGCTAGTGTCTGTTATATTAGGCGCTTAAGGATACGACTTTATTATAACTAATATAAATTATAGTTCAACAGTTTCATAAGCGCCGACTTGCAGTTTTGATTTTTGAACCGGAAGCACCCGTGCTCAAAAAAGAAGCGGATCTTTTGGATGTATGTATCGTAGTGAGAAAGAAGTACGTAGTTCACGTCATGATCATTAACATCTACTGCAATTACTGTTTTGAATGTTTCATCATAAGAATCACTTACATAAATAATTCCCTCTTTTGCATACTCGACTACAGAATAATATTTTCCCTCACATTTCAAGGTGAACAGGTAGGAACCGAATCCGGACATCTTTTCAATAAATGCTGACGAGTCCATCAGATATGACCCGTTAATAATATAATCATTATAGGAATTGTCGAAAGCACGGTTGAACGTTGATTCACTCAGTGCGTTGGATGCACTTTCATTAAAACCGTTTTCTAACACGAAACCATTACCACGCATGAAATGTGTATCACTTTTCAGTCGTGAAGATATCCCAAGTGCTGAAAAGTATGGATTGATGATTGATACAGGGTTTGAGATCATATAGACAGGAACATATCGTGATTGCTTGCCATTACCTCGGGCAATAGAAGCGTGGACGGATTGAAATTTTTTAACTTCATTCGGGCAGTAATGAGATGTTTCACTTTGAAACTCATCAAATATAATAGATGAAATGTCACTGAAAAGATGTGACATTTTTTTAATCTGATCACTGTTATTCAGTGAAAGGGCATAGCCACATGATATTGGTTCTTCATCACTGCTTTTCTTTTTGAGGAACAGCTCGTGATACATTCCTCTTGACTGTGATTTGTCTAGCATTTCGTACTCGTTAAAAAACAATCGTTGGATATCTGAAAAGATCTTTTTTGAAACTTCATCCAATTCATAGTTGAAGCGATAGAGTACGCCGAACTTTTCACCTCGTTTTAGGAACCTGTTCACTACCATCCGGTTGAAGTAAGTTGATTTTCCGGCGCTTCTGTTGGAAGTGCATATAAAAATCTCCGGCGTTTTGCCGTTGATATCTTTCAGTGATAACAGTTTCGTACCATCATAGAATGCCATAAATATACCCCTCTTGTATGATTTTATTATAACAAGTATAATGATAAATAGAAAGAGAGGGTATTAAAATGAATGAAATTCTAAAGATGATTCAAGAAAAAAGAGTGTTAATTTATGTGTTAACGATCGTGATTATGTTGGATGTTATCACAGGTGTGATACAAGCTGTCATTAAACACGATCTCAAAAGCTGTAAATTCAAAGAGGGAATTATTAAAAAATTGTATGATTACATTCTTTGTTTGATTGGTGTATGTCTGGATTATGTATTGAAAATTGATTATGCTTGTACCATGTGCATTTATGCAATGATTGTAATGGAAATGTATTCATGCATTGAAAATCTAAGGGGTTATATCCCTGTTCCGGCTGGAATTCAGAAGCTGATGCAAACATTAGACAACAGTTACACAGGTAGAGCAGTTGATGCAGAAATTGAAGAAGCGAAAGGAAGTGAAGAAAAATGGCATTAAACGGTATTGACATTTCAAATTGGCAAAGAGGAATTGACCTATCAAAAGTACCATGCGACTTTGTAATTGCAAAAGCAACAGAGGGCATTGGATATGTTGACAAAACCTGCGATGGATTTATTCAGCAAGCTTTGAAGCTAGGGAAAAAGATTGGATTCTATCACTTTGCTAGACCGACAGCAAATAACGATCCTATCCGTGAAGCTGATTATTTCTACAATAACTGTAAAGGATATTTTAGCAAAGGTATTCCTATTCTTGACTGGGAAGCAGAAAACAAGCATAACGTAGCATGGGCAAAAGCATGGCTTGATAGAGTTTATCAAAGATCTGGTGTTAAGCCTGTAATCTATATGTCTGAATCTGTAGTCAATGGTTACAATTGGTCAAGTGTAGCAAATGCAGATTATGGTCTGTGGGTAGCGAAATATCGTGATAACAATCAAGACTATAACTACAATATGACAAATGCAGGAACACGTCCACGTGTAAAGTGGTGGGAGTTTTACTGCATGTGGCAGTGGACTAGCTCGGGAAGATTGAACGGTTATAACGGTAATCTTGATTGCAATGTGTTCTATGGAGATGGTAGAACATGGGATGCATATGCCGGCAAGTCAACAAGTACAGTAAAACCGCAGACAAATCCAACAGGAAAGACAAATGATGAGATTGCACGGGAAGTCATTGCCGGAAAGTGGGGCAATGGTGATGATCGTAAACAGCGTTTAACAAGTGCAGGATATAACTACACTGCAATACAAGCGATTGTTAATAAATTGATGGTTGCTAATAAAGCAGTATATTACACTGTTAGAAGCGGTGATACATTGAGCGGTATTGCATCCAAGTATGGAACAACATATCAAAAGCTAGCTCAAATGAACGGCATTGTTAATCCGAACAAGATTTATGCCGGGCAGAAAATCAGAGTTAAGTAATGGCACAAAGGAGTAATTTATGAGTTACACACCGAGAACAACACGACCGAATGACGGAGACCTTTATTGGACTACTACCGGATACGGTGGTTACAATTCACAGATTTTAGGGAATCCGGTAAATAGAGCGTGGGCAGGATCAGTTTTGCCTAACTGTACCGGATACGTGCATGGGCGTTGGATGGAACTTGCAAATCAGCCATATGATTTTGACCCAAGTATTTTACCTTGGGGGAATGCATCAACCTATTATGGAAATTCAAGCGCTGAAAAAGGACAAGACCCAAGACTTGGTGCCTGCATGGTATGGGGAAGAGGTGCAGGGCATGTAGCAATAGTAGAAGAGATCATAGACAATGACACAGTGGTTACGTCTGAATCCGACTACGGCGGAGATAGTGGTGGTACTGTTTTCGTATCACGAACACGGCACCGTGGGTGGAATTGGGGCGCTTACAGTGGTTACACAAGACCATTTTTAGGGTTTATCTACCATCCGAATATTTCACCTGCTCCGCCGTCACCACCTAAATACACTTTGACAGTTGTAAATGGCAAAGCTGACTTGTATGTGGAAGAAGCCGGAACAGTAACAAATATCTATGCAGACTTACCAAAAGGTGGATTGACGTTTTACAAATGGATAGCAAGCACAACAAATGGAACGATTGCAAATCCGAACATTATGAATACTACTTTCACATTCGGAAACGGAGACAATACCTTAACAGCAGTATACAAAAAAGCGCCACACATTAATATGATCTATTTAGCGCCTGTTTCTTTAAAATCAAGACCGTGATATAATAAATAAGAAAGAGAGGTAAATATATGGCAGTGTTAACACGTGAGCAGTTTATGGAAAAACTTAACACACTAACAGATGGAAAAACGGATGATGATACGTTGACTATGATTCAAGATTTCAGTGATACATTTAAAAGTCTTGAAGAAAAGGAAGATGTTGAAGCAGTCCGTGGAGAGTATGAGGAAAAATTAAAAACTCTTGATGACACTTGGAGAAACAAGTACCGTGACGCTTTCTTTAATGGTGCAGAAGAAAAGAAAGACGAAGAAGAGGAAGAAGAGGAAGAAGAAAAAGAAGAACCTCATAAGTATGAAGATCTATTTAAAGAGGAGGGTGAATAGTATATGAAGAGAGTATCAAAAAGTGTATTAAATGCATCAACACTAAGCATTATGAATGTCATTCGAGAAAATGCCGGCTATGAATATCAGAATACAGTACCAAAGGTTACAAAGGCGACTGATATTCCTGCAGTAGGTCAAATAATTTATGGAGATCCTGCAATTGCCAACAAATTTATTAATGCGTTGATTAATAGAATTGCAATGGTTCGTGTTCAGTCTGCAACATTCAATAACCCTTATTCAGTATTGAAGAAAGGATACATTGAGTTCGGAGAAACTATTGAAGAGATATTTGTAGGAATTTCGAAAGTTGTAGAATACTCACCGGAAAAAGGAGAAGAAAGAGAGAATAAGAGATCACTACCGGATGTTAGATCTGTATTCCACATTATGAATTGGCGTACAATGTACCCTGTAACTATCCAAGATGAAGATCTGAAACAGGCATTCTTATCTATTGATGGTGTAACGGATTTAATTGCAAAGATTGTGGATCAGGTTTACACAGGTGCAGAATATGACGAATTCCTGTTATTCAAGTACCTGTTAATCAAGGGTATCTCACATGGCAAGATGAAACCTTTGTCTGTGGGTGATGGTACAAACCCTAAAGACAGCGCAAAAGCATTCAGAGGTACTTCAAATCTGTTAACATTTATGAAAGATTCATATAATGAGCAGGGTGTAGTCACAAGTACACCTAAGAGTAGACAGGTAATTTTCATGGATGCTAAATTTAATGCAGAATTTGACGTTGATGTACTTGCGAGTGCGTTCAACATGGATAAGGCTGATTTTATGGGCAGACTGTTCCTGATTGATGATTTTACAACATTTGATAACAAGCGATTCGAAGAAATTCGTAAGAATTCAACAGGTATCGAAGAAGTAACACCACAGGAATTAGCATTGTTAGCAGATGTCAAAGCTGTACTACTTGATGAGGATTGGTTTCAGGTTTACGACAACAACAACAGATTCACAGAAAAGTACGTTGCCAGTGGCTTGTATTGGAATTACTTCTATCATACATGGAAAACAGTATCTTACAGTCCATTCGCAAATGCGGTCGTATTTGTAAATGATACAGCAAATATTACACTTCCTGCAACGATTACAGCCGAGATCATGAGCAAGGATACAAGCGAAGAAGCTACAGTATTAACATTGAATGCATCCGTTGATGGAGCATCATTACAGCCTAATACGGCGTTGTTTGTACAGACCCCGGAACTTACTGCAAAGGGTATTGCAGTAAATAAATACGGTGCTTTGATTATTCCTGCAAGTGCAAGTGGGGAAGAAATCACATTGAAAGCCACTGTGAACGGTACACTTTACACAGCTAGACCTAAGTCAAGTGAAAAAGTTACGATCAATGCATCAACCGCAGTAGGTACTAAGGTAAACATGGCAAAAACGGAAGATATGGAACAGGGGTGATAAAAAATTGAACAGTGTTGAACTGCACTGTTCTTTTTTATATAATTAAAAAAAGAAAGAGAGGTAAATTTATGTATATACAACCATCTACAGAAATACATATTCTACAGAATATACCTTTAAACAAATCATACGAACATACGATTTATTATAAGGATGCCGGGACGCAGGCAACGGAATTTTTAAAATATGAAAAATACATGCTTACGAATTATTCATATCAGCGTGCAAATCTCGGAACGCTACGCGTTGAACTCAAATATGAAAATCTGTATAACTGTAACTATATGATGTTTAAAAACAACGGATTTGAAGATAAATGGTTCTATGCATTTATTACAGGTATAAGTTATGTGTCAAATGAAGTTAGTGAAATATATTACGAAATTGATGTGATGCAGACATGGTGTTATGATTATTCATTCTTGAAAACATTCGTAGACAGACAGCACAGCGCAACAGATGCACTATACGAGAATACACAACCGGAGGGTTTGGAATTGGGACCAGATTATGGGTTTGCAGAAAAAGTTAAATTATATCCATTAAATGTGCCTGGGGATATTTATTTTCTTATTTTAGCCACAACAAACCCGGAGGGTGGACACCCAACCCCAACAGTGGTAAATAGCTCATTGTTTAGTTTATATTGGCATGTTGGAAATCAAAGTGATTCTATTGACACATTAAAATCTTTTATAAATAACGGATTAGAAAGTAACATTGTGAGTATTTATACATGTCCGCCGGATGAAAATTTGTCACTAGACGGTTCTTTCAAACGTAGTAAATATATTGGAAAGTATCTGCCAAGAAACTACAAACTATACACTTATCCTTACTCTTACATATGCGCGTATAATGGATTAGGGCAAGAAATGGAACTGCAATTTGAAAATTTTAGGGATTCAAATGTAAAACCACCAAGTGACTTTGATTATAAATATGGTTTTTGTGTACTGACCACACAATTGCCACAACCCCAAAGTAACTTACTTGTTAATAACTATTTAGGATACGGTGGGTACAACATGCAATACTATACAATGACTTACAATGTTTACCCGATCGGTGCTTTCAGTGGTGACGCGTTTAAAGTTTGGCTTGCGCAGAATAAAAATACATACAGTGCATCAATGAACGCGATCGGAAATACATACGATACAAATCAACGCATAATTTCAAATAACTATGCAATGGCTTCACTTGGCGCAAGTACCGCACTTGCAAACACTGGAATCAGCGCAAATACGGCACTTGCAAATGCAAATGCATCAAATCAAACTGCGCTTGCAATCAATGAAAACAACAGACAGTTCGGACAGGTTCAAAACGGAATTAATGGAATTGGTGGAATCATTGGCAATGCATTATCCGGAAATCTTGGCGGAATGGTAAACAGTGCAGTAAACACCGCCACAAGTATTTACGGTACGGAACTAAGCGCAAATAATACTGCATCAACACTTGCAACAGACCTCGCGAACACAAACAGAAGCATAGGCGCATCTCAAACGATCGCAAGAAATTCTTACAGTACCGCAATGAAAAACGCATCTATGAGCGAAGTTAACGCAAACTTAAGTAATTTAAACAGCTATCAGAATGCAACGGCGCAGTTAGTTGCAAAGAAGCAGGATATTATGCATCAACCAAGCAATTTACATGGCGCGTTAATGAATGATGTGTGGAACGCATGGAGCGATAGAGTTGGATTTACAATTTATACTAAATTTATCAAAATGGAGTATGCGCAAAAAATTGATGAATACTTTGATAAATACGGCTATGCACAGAATACCGCTTATGTTCCGGAACGTCTGAATAGAAAACACTATTCTTATTTAAAGACAGTCGGATGCAACATTGTTGGAAAAATGAACAATAACGATATACTTACGATCAAGGGAATTTATGACAACGGTATTACAACATGGGATACATTGCAGAATGTCGGTCACTATGAAATTGACAACAGTGTGGAAAGGGATTAACATATGGGAAGAAGAACAAAAACAAATAACGGATTATTCATTGATTCCGCGGCAGGTAACAAGATGTCATATATGACATACTATGCACAATTATTAGAAATTGCGATCTCACGCTTTAAATGGATTAACCTGCCGGACACGGTAGACGCTAGATTCCTAGAGGTAGTTCTAAACACAAAGGGATTTGCATTATTCTTTAAGGATGAAGATATTGGATATCTTGGAATGAATACTACAATAGGTGGACAGTTGAGCAATTACAATATTCCAATCAACCGGCAGGCATTTGCATCCAACGGATACAAGGCAAATAGAACAATCAAGGATTCCGTCATTATATGGAATAACCTTATTCACACAAACGGTCAATTAAAACTGTTGGAATTCTCAAAAGATCTTTACAATCTTGAATGTATCATTCGTACAAATGCAAATGCACAGAAAACACCATTGATGATTCTCTGTGATGAACGTACACGCTTGACAATGGAAAATCTTTATCAGAAGTACCAAGGCAACGCGCCGTTTATTTTCGGAAGTAGTCGTAACAGCGATCTATCCGTAACATCCATTCAGGCAATGAATACACAGGCACCTTATTTAGCTGATAAACTGTATCAGCTAAAAACTAATATATGGAATGAGGCGTTAACATTCCTAGGAATTCCAAACGTAAGTGTCACGAAAAAAGAAAGAATGCTTTCAGATGAAGTAAATCGTATGCAGGGCGGTGTCTTTGCTTCACGTTATTCTGCAACAGAAGCTCGAAAAAAGGCTTGCGGAGAGATCAATAAAATGTTCGGATTGAATATTGATGTGGAATTCAGACAGGAAAATCAGACAGACAACGGCAAGGAAGAAGAAAGCGAGGATAACAAAGATGAGTAACTATACTACACAGGTTAGATATATCGTTGAGACACTTGCAGATGAAAAAGGATCAATTGAGGATATGATCACAAGCGCTAAAACAAAAATCTTTGATGATTATTGGGACACATACAACATTGACTATAAACCTGTTCTTGAACAGAAAATATTGAGATCTTATTACACGCGCGAAATTGGACTTGAAACATTCGCACTTTGGAAACTGAAACTAAATACAACCCTTGCGGAAATCATGCCTAAATACAACCTACTTTATAAAACTTATGATGCGATCATTGACAAACTGATTTCAAATGTTGATTTGACAGAAACAAGAAGTGATAACGGTAATACAACTACTTCCGGAACGTCAACAAATACATCAACAGATACTAGCAAGAATACCGGTAGTTCAACAGGTAACACAACGTCAACAAATAACGGCAGTGGATCAAGTGACGCATGGCAGACTGCAAACGATACACCACAAGGTGGGTTAACCGGACTTGAAGAGAATAAATATTTAAGCAGTGCAGTCCATAACAAGGGTGCTACTACACAGGAAAGTACGGCAACGACTGAAAATACATCTTCAAGCACTTCGAATACAGAGAACAAAACAGACGGAAAATCAACAAACGCATCAACTGCTAACACTACAAATGATTATATTAAACATATTATTGGTAACAACGGCAGTATCAATTATATTGATGAATACAATAAACTATTGAATGGGTATCTAAATATTGATAAAATGATCATAGAAGAATTAGAACCGTTATTCATGGGTTTATTCTAGAAAGGATAATATTATGGAAAAAAATTTATTAAACACGAATTATATAAAAGAAACTACAGAAAAATGGTTATCAAACTTTGTCATTCCACAGGTATATGACGATTCACTCTCATATTATGAAGAAATCAATAAGATTCTTGGATGCTTGAATGAAATTGGTAATGCCTTTGAAACACTTCCGGATGCCGTGCAGGAAATTCTGCAGGACACCGGAAAACTAGAAGTGGCTAATGATGTCTATAAAGCAATTGCACCGATTGAAGAAAAAGAATACTCTAGTACTAATAAAGAAGCAGGAGACTTAATGTGGCTGAAAAAAGACGGCAATTCAACACTTTATGAGTGTCTCACATCAATTAGTAATGGCACAAACTTTGTAATTGGAGAAAATATTCAAGAAGTTGACATAAATACAAAAATTAAATATTTATTTGAAATTGTATCTAATAATAATGAACATTACAATAATCGCGCTCAATATACACATAATGTTAATTCCTTGTTTATTTATAAAGATCAACTTGTTAAGGCAAATACACAAATCAACGTTGGTGATCTTTTGACTGATAAATATTCTATTACATCTGTTAGTGATTATGTATATAACAACTTCAAAAATATTGAAGCAAACAAAACAGAAATAACAAAACTAAAGCAGGTAGATATCACACTACAGAATCATATTGATGACGAAGTTACCACAAGAACCGAAGATATCGAAAATGTTAGAAGTGCGATCACGACAGAAAGAGAAGAACGTATATCTGAAGACAATACAGAAAGAGAAGAACGTATATCTGAAGACAATACAGAAAAGAATGCACGTATTTCTGCGGACAATCAAATCAATCAAAAATTGACACAGGAAACAACAGAACGAAAAAATGAAGATGCGTATATTACAACTACCATTGAAGATTATTGGAAAACAATTTACCCTGTTGGTTCAATTTACATCAGTACAAGTTCTACTTTCAATCCGCAAACAACTTGGGGTGGGACATGGATAAAGACTGCTAAAGGGCGTTGCTTGATTGGTGCAAATGATACTTACCCTATTGGGTCAACAGGAGGAGAAAGTTCACACACATTAACAGTTAACGAACTGCCACCACATAGACATAAAATTAGCAGAGTGAATTGGTACGATACAGAACAGAGTGGGGGTTTAACCTGTAGTTATGCGGAAAAATCATATTTAAAAGAGGATGGGTCAGCGTCCTTGTCCGGAGAAACAGGTAGTGGAAATAGCCATAACAACATGCAACCATATCTAGCAGTATATATTTGGGAAAGAACTGCATAATAAAAAACTACCTATTAGGTAGCTTTTTTTAGAATGGTAGTTCGCTTTCTACAAATGTTGCATTAACGGTTTTTGTTCCATTCTTTGTAACTCTTTCATCAAGCTTGATTGAAACCTTACCGTCTTTGATTTCTTTTACTGCTTCTTCATCCTGCAGGATAGCTTGAAATGTTTCTTTATGCCATGATGGAAGATTGATTCCCTCATGATCATTAATGATTGCAAATACACTATCTGCATATGATGGATTCTTTGATTTGTGATAACCTAAAGCAATAATTGGAATTGTTTTACCACATAGATCCTTTGCCTTGTGCCATGTTGAGATTCCTTTCAAATCTACATCAAATACTCTTGTACGTCTCTTGTTGTACTTTTCAAATGTTGACATACTCTTTTTTTCCTCTACTTTCTTTATGTCTTATACCTTTCTTAAGGCACTTATATAATACCACAATCAACCGTGTTATATGTGATAGTTTTGTGAAAGATTATGTGAGATTGTGTGATTGCTAGACCACGTTGGATCAGATTAAGTTGGTTTCTGCCTGTTTTCACGTGGCGCTACGTGGTCGCTACCTGTTGCTTCCAATGTTCTATACCGTTTAGCTTGTGAAAATTAATCTATTTATCGCAAAACAATTGAATGAGTGTTCAAATGAATTATGTGATTTTTGTGTGATTTTTGGGGAAATTTAGGGAATGGGAACCCTATA